GAAAGTTTGTCACTAGCCTCTTGCGCTTCTTTGGCCTGAAGTTTCTTCAACTCAGTTTCGATCCCAGACAAATTGGCTTTTGCATTGTTCAGGATTGATTTTGCATCTGCCGTATCAACGCCCTTCGGTGCATTGGCAATCATGCGTTCTGCGTTCTTGATGATCGAACGGAATTGATCGCCAGACTTTTGCAGCCGATCAATCGCCCTTTTCTTGGCTGCTTTTTCTTTCTGCGCTGCGCTGCTGCGCTTGGGCATTTTGGCCAAAATCTTGTCAAAGAAAGCTCGTTCGTCTGGGGTCATTGCTTCGATGGTTTCTGAAATCTCAACGGATTCCTTGGCATCGGCAGCATCAATTTGCTTCACCAGTTTTGCAGCCCAAGACTTGCCAGCATCACCGCCCCATAGCAACCAAGCGATATAGCCAGCGGAATCTTCCCCCCATCCGTCACCTTTCTTGTCAACTTCATGTCGTGCAAAATACGAGTGCATCCGCTTGGCTGTTTGCGGGCTAATTGACTTCCCGTTGCTCAGGGTTGAGGCACGGGCTACCCCAACAGCGGTTCCACCACGCTTATGCTTTTTTCGAAGTTCCAACCCACGAGCAGCAGCTGACCTGACTCCTTCAGGCGGGCTGAAATCTATGTGCGAGTATTTTTCTGCTTCAAAAACGGATTCCGCTGTCACGGATGCTGGTTCGATAGGATTGAAAATTCTTCCTATCAATTCTTTCGGAACAGCCGGGAAAGAAGCGGATGCGATAGCTTGAGCGGTGTCCATTGGCAAAATGCCTTGAGCCACTTGGGTGGCCAAATCAACCAGCGAAGAAACCTGCGCTCCGTTCAACGCTGTATCTTGAACTTCTTGCGGTTGTTCATTTGGCAATGAATCAATTTGTGGCTCATCTTGATTCGCTTGGTTCTGACGATATTTTTGGCTCATCTCAAAATCACGCCCAGCGATTTCTTCACGAGCCTTGGCAATATTTCTTTGTTCTTCCTCGAAATTCTTGCCTGATTCAGCCGTAATCGTTTGTGGTGACCACAGACCCATATCCATGTAGGTTTTGGCCGTTTGCGCTTCCCGATCATAATCTCGGGCAATCAGCTGCGGACCTTTGGCACGAATGATGACCGTGTCGAGAATATCCCGGGGCAGCATCCCCGTATTTACGGCATGGGTAAGTTGCTGCCAAATCAGCGAACGCTCAGGACGGGTACGCCGTTCACCGATGTACTGGCCAATGAGTCGTTGCATACGCTCAAAGGTTTTGACAGCGGGAGCTTCAGCCACCAGCGCAGATGCGTAGTTGTTGTTCGATGCGTCTGTAGACATCATGGTTTCGGTAATGCCAAACCGGGCAGCAATAGCCCGAAGATTGGCCGAAAGTGTTTCGACCAAATCAGCAGCACCGATGTTCATCGCAGGAAAATCGTATTCGACATTTCCCGTGCTGGTCAGAATAGAACCATAGCCCATGTGGTTAATGGTCGTTGCACGATTCTGAACCGGATCGGTCACGGTGTAATCGGCAGCGGTTTGAGTCAATGCGCTGATCGCTTCGGGTGGTGAATCATTCACCTTTCGGATCACCGCAATTTTGCTTCGTGCTTTTGCTACGGCAATCATCGACTGCAATACATCCTCGGCAGCCCGAAGGTTCGATTCGACAGCGTAAACGGTGGGCAAGCCACGCTTGCTGTTCGACTCTGAATTGATCTTCAAGTGAAGAATTTGATCGGCTGGCACCAGCGTTGGCGTGAGGTTTTCCCACGGTTTTTCGATTACCCAATACCCAACCACATGATGAATATCCTCGTCAGCGCATTTGATGCCGAACGAGCTTGCTGGCGTTGTGTCATCCGCTGGTGGGCGAACAAGCTCAGGCTCGATGAATCGAATCCGCAACAGCCCATCTTCGCCCTTAAATGACCGAAGGAAACATTCCCCATCGGAATGCAACCTGTACATCACTTCGCTTTCAAGCTCAGCCATGCGATTGTGTTCAACGAACAAATCAACCAAGTCCTGAGTGCGTGAAATCAGTTCGTTATTGGCTTTGTCCGTTCGTGCCTGAACGGTGTATTGGAACCCGGTGCCAACTACATAATTTCGGTGGGCATTGATGGCAGCGATAGCGAATTCATTGTTTCGGCAAATCTGCCGGGAGCGGTCCCTAATGATCTTGAGTTGCCACCAGTTGATGTACAAAGGCAGCAATTCACCCGCCATCCGGTTATCCCGGCGGGTCAAATACTGCTGCGGAACCCCGTCCATGAACCCATACGGGCCAGCTTCAGCGAACAAATCACGGCTGTCTAAATAGGGAAAATACGGCAGGGACGCATACAGGTCCATTGCCTCATGGATTCGTTTCGGGCCGGATGCGTTATTGCTGCTCATATTTTCCCCCTACCCGAATAAATGACTTCAAACCCGTCCCGTAATTTGTTCAGTCCATCCTTCGTTGTTACGAAGCAAGCAAGCCAAGTTGAACGCATCAGCCAGATCGGGACTGGCTTTTAACCTTCTTTTGGTCATAGCCTTTGCTTCTACCATACGCCTTTGTAGCGTATCGAGTGTAAATATGGGTTGCCTCAATTCCAGCAACAGCGATTGTTTAATGTCATCTGGCAGGCGGGCAATCGACAAACTTTCAGCGTCTGCAAGGTCAGCAGATGAGAACCAAAGCTCGGAACGCAGGTTCGGGAAATCGCCTTCCCATCGGGATTTGAATGCAGAATTGATTTCCACAAAATTGTAACGGTCTGACGCTTTTCCTTTCATATCCACCAACCCAGCACCCAACCCAGCAGCATCAATCAGCACGGGAATTTGTCTGGCTGGCTGGCCTTTGATGGCGTATTCAGCGCACAACTCCTTGAGCCGATCAGCGGTCTGATTCAAGCTCCAACCACGATGCGATTCCATGTGAACAATGCACATACCCTTGCGAACAGCAATAGCCGTTCGATCGTCACCAAACCGGGCTGGATCGCAACCAATCTGGACAAGCCATTCCGGGTTAAGCGGAATGGGTTGCTGAATGAATTCCAATGCCCGATCAGACCAAACCGAAGCAACAGAGCGGGATGGCCAGCGACCTAAAATCTGAGTTTCAAACAGCGGGGATTCCGCTTCGAAATATTTGCCTTCCCACAAAAATGCGGTTGGGGGCAATTGCTCATCCGCTTCGATTCGTCTGCATTCGTTGTAGACACGGGAGGATACGGTAGCCCGTGTGATCGCACCGGGAATGACCTCAGTACCGCTTTTCACATTCGGGTGTTCTAATGCGCTCATTTCGATGACTGTGTGCTTGCCCGATTGTTCTGCAAGATACGCTGGGCACGATTGGTCGTATGGGTTGTAAATGGCCAGAAAATAATGCCCGGGTCTTCCAAGTTCAACCATCGTTTCGGCACGATCCCAAAACGAAACATCAACGCCAGCAGCTTCATCGAACACGATCATGATGTTGGGCATATGCGCTCCTTGAAACGCATCGCCCTTGCTGGCCGTGAACCCATGCACCCAATGGTCCGGGGAAGATTCAAGCCGGGTGGCTTTTGGAAGAAAATTCTCATCATCATGCTTGATGCGCCGTAATTCTCGAAACAACAGGTCTTTCACCTGACGAGCAACCGGGGCAGTTGCCAAACAAATCGACGGATCAAAACGGTCATAGAACCAGCTGCAAGCAACAGCGGTGATGAAGGTTTTCCCAACATTGTGGGCAGCACGAACCAGCACCGAATAAGGTGGCGTGACCAATGCCCGAAGGATTTGTTTCTGTTGCTCTGTCAGCAACCATCCACGGGATTCAGCGTATTCAACCGGACAGTCAGGCGTTTGGTTTTCCGCTTCCCAGTACCTTGCCCTTAGCTTTTTTAGTTCGATCAATTCTTCCATACAATTCATTTTTGAAAGCCTCCAACTCCCGCCTTAATTCCTCCATTTCCCAGCGTTCTGAATACCCACGAGATCGTCCAATCGTTTTCAGCAAAAAGCAAACAGCCCAGCCCTCACCTTGAACAACTGCCCGATTCAGGGCTGATTCAGCGTTGTCGATGCTGCCTTCTCGCTGGTCATCCAGAATGGCTTTGAGCATCGGGGTCTTGTGAATCTTCCTCGACAACCATCCCCGTTCGCATTTCAGAGATCGGGCAGTCAGCGAAATATTGCCCATGCTGGCTTTCAACGCCGTAGCAATCTTCTCCACATTGGCTTTCACTCCATTCATTCAGAACCCCTTTTCTTGTGTGCCATTTGGTCATTAGCGGGTTATTAACCAATAAATGCCCATCTC